GAAAAAAATGATACTTATGATCGAGCAAGTACTGCAATCAAGTATTTATACGCTGTAGGAAGAATAACAGGCCAAATGCAAGCTGCAATGCCTAGCTATATTCTTGAAGGTTTTCAACCAACAGGAGCAGGTTTAGGTAGTGGTAGTCCATTTAGTCCATCAGGAGTCCCAAATGCAAAACAGTTAGAAGTTATTATGAAAGCAAGGGAGATAAGAGAACTCGAAGAAAATCTTATTATAAATGGAGACGCAAGTTCAACAGCAACACAATTCTCAGGAATTGTTAAGTTACAAGGTACAGAAAATGTAGTTGATCTTGATGGTGCTGCATTAACATGGGATGATATTGAAACAGCTGTAAGATATGCTTTTGATGATGGTGGAAGACCAAAAATTTCAGTAGCATCAAGTTCAGTAGTCCAGGATATTCGAAAGATCATAATTGATACTTTTAGATACAATCCAAGTGATATGGCAGGAGAATTGCCATTCGGAGTAAGTGCATCAATTGTACTTCAAACTTTGGTTGGAGCAATACCTGTGATCCCAAGTATGTATTTATCAAACACATCTGGCGCAAAGCAGATATATTTCTTAGATACAGATTATATTGAAATGAGAGTTTTACAAGATATGACTTATGAAGATTTAGCAAAAACTAATGATTCACAAAAGTTTATGTTGAAAATATACGAGTGCCTTATCATGAGGAACACAAAGTTCAATAGTTTCATAGACGATATTCAATAATTTTTTTATTTTTTTTATTTTAAAAAAAAAGGGTATCTACGAGCCCAGGGAGTAGGCGAATAGTTCACGATAAGAACAATTAAACAATAGGAGGTATAAAAATATGACAGCATTAGGAGAAGTAGGAACAATAACAGAAATAGCACCAAACGCCGGAGTGAAGATTTTGTTAGTTACAACACCAGCAACATTTGTAGGTGGAACTGACACAATTGCCGTTGATTTAGGAGACTATGGTTGTTCAAAGGTTTATGCAGTTTTCGCAAGTTCACAGACAACAACTGGAGAAGTATTGGCAGATGCTACAGTAGCTGTAGATAGCAATACATCTGGAGTGATAGTTTTGTCAACAAGTGCAGCAGGAACCAATGTTTATGGTATAGTGATCTATGCTTATTAATTTGTCATTAAGATAAAAATGGGAAATCAAGGATTAATAAGTACCGGGGGAAATCCCGCAAGCCCACCTTATAGGAATGGCCCATATAACTGGGATCAACATGTAACTTTTACAAAAGGAGTTAATGGTGTTATGAATGGTGGAAATGTTTATTATGTGGATTCAAGCAGATCAGCAAGTGATGATGGTTCATCTTGGACAAAAGCTTATATCACAATTGCAGAAGCAGTTGCGGCAAGTTTGGCTGCAGGTGGAACTTATGATACAATTTTTGTAAAAGGTTCTGAGGAAACAGATGAAACAACAGATTACACAGAATCAGTAACAATCACAACAGCACAAACTGGATTGAGAATTATCGGTTGTGGTAATGGCCCTGAGGGAATCTTATGGACAGTTGGTACAGCAGAGGGAGTTATCTTGACAGTAAATGCAAAAGACGTCTATGTTAGTGGATTTAGATTCAGACCAAACGGAGCAACAAGTGGTGGAGCTATTGATGTAGCAGTTACCGGGATAGGATTTCATACTGAAAATTGTATTTTTAGAAGTACAGTAGAAACAGCACTTTATGGAATTAGACTTAATAGTGTTCCAGATGCAATGATTAATGATTGTAAGTTTACAAGTTTGGCAACAGCTATACTTGGTACTGCATCGGTAAAAACAATCTATCGGGCAATGATTTTGAACAATTTGTTCGATGATAAAGTGGATGATGCAGGAATTAACATAAGTGGTAGAGCATGTTTAATTAAAGGAAACGATTTCACAAGTGATACAACTTTATTGATTGATACTTACAAAGATTCAGCAGGAGAGATGAACATTGTGACTGGAAACACTTTGATGTGTGCAAGTGCTTATGAAACAAATTGTACTGGAGCAGCATCTGATAATTGGTTAGGTAATTTCTGTAATGATACAGACAGCTCAATGGTTGATACTAGTGGTTTAACAATCGGTATTCCAACAGCATAAATTTGAAAATGGCAAAGAAAAAATCTATTAAGAAACCAAAGGAAGATTTGCATGGGTTAACACTCGAGCAATTCAAAAAATGGGAACTTGAAGAATGTAATCTGGAAGTTTTCAAAAAAGCTAATGGCATTAAGTAATTAAATTTTTATTTTTTTCTTGTTTTTTGATTTTGGAAAAAACAAGAAGTCTTAGGACTTTAAAACATCAATATTTAAATAATAGGGGGAACTAAAAATAACATGGCTAGAAAAGCATTATCCACACATACCCTTTGGGTAGAGGAAACTACAAATCTAAGTGCAGTAACTAGTGCAACAACTGGAGATAAGGTAGATACAAGATGGTATCGAAGAAAGGCAGTTTTTATTAATTGTTCTGTAAATACTGGTGCTGTAACTGTAACAATTCAGGGAAGCATTGATGGTACAAATTGGGTGGATTTAAATTCAAAAACTTATACTGCAACAACTGGAACAGATATTTATCATTATGTAAACTATTATCCTTATATGAGAACAAAAACAAGCACTCAATCAAATTCAACAGTAACCACATTTATCTCAGGGAGGTCTTAATGAAAAAAATATTTATATCTGGATTTTTAATGATTGTAATTTTTATAGTTTTAGCTGGGGCTGATATTTATCAGGAACCTTGGATTCAAAATCAATTAGGGGATCAACACAATCTTACAGATATGGGTTGGATTTCTGCAAATTATTTTAATGGAACCAATCAAATTTTAAATTGGTCAAATATCACACATCTTTATAATACTAATTTTCATGGCATTAATCTGGAAAGTAATTTAGATGGAACTGGTTTTAATATAACTGTAAGCACTTTATTTTCTACATGGATTAATGGATTTATTTCTTTAGGAAATATCTTGTTAGGGGATAATAATATTACAGGAGTTAATGAAATTTCTACAACCCTTGTGGATACTACAAATCTTGAAGCAGAGAATTTGGAGTCTGATTTAGATGGTACAGGATATAGTATAATCGGACTTGATTGGATAAATTCCACAAATACTTATTTAACTAATTTATTTGCTACAAATTTAGAATCTAATCTAGATGGAACTGGATATAATATTACTGGAGATAAATTTTACGTAGGAGACGGCACAGCAGGTTCTCCTTCAATTACATTTACAAGTGATACTGATACTGGGGCATTTTTAAATTCTGCTAATGAATTTTCATTCTCGGCTGGTGGAACTGAATTATTAAGATTAGACTACAATGAATTAGAAGTTCAACCATTAGCTACTTTAGCAGTCGGACCAATAGATTTAGAAGAAGATTCAGGAGCAATAACACTTATTAATTTACCAGTTAGTGCAACACCAAGTGATGGTGACGAAGAATCTTATACATTCGCAATAGATTCAAATAATATTTTAAAAATATATGGTGAAGCAGACGGAGCAGGAGGAAGTGATACTCATAAAGTATTTATTACAGGAGATTTGAATGTTACAGGAAATGTAAAGGGGACGATGTTTTATGAAAATGCAATTTCTTTAATTGATAAATATTATCAAAAATCTAATCCTTTCAGCTTTTATAATTCAACAGACTTTAATATTTCTGATTATTTATTATTATCAGGAGGAACTATGACAGGAAATTTAAACACTCAAAAATATCTAAATATAACAAGTTCAGATTATGGTGCTTGTTCAGCAAGTTATGAAGGATTTATAGTATACAATTCAACAAGTAAACATTTCTATGGGTGTAATTCAACATCTTGGAATCAATTAGATAATTAAAATGAAAACTCAAAATAAAATAATAAACTGTAAAAAAGATTGGAGGTAATCTTTAATGGCATTCAAAAGAAAATGGTTAAAGATTGGTTCAGGGATAGCAGGGGCAGTAACAACAATTGTTATATTTTTTACCTTACTAACAACCCTTTATGGGTTTCAGATTACAGATTTAACAGGTGATATTATTTGTGAAGGAACTTATGAATCTCCTTGTATTAGTGAATTCTTAGTTAAAAATCCTAATCCTTATGTGGTTGATATTTATAGCAAAGACCAAGCTAAATTAGATTTTTCTCCTAATATAAAAGACTATGCTTTATTTGTTCCTGATGGTCGTTGCTCTGCAACAGGGAAATGTGCTTGTATATTAAATGATGGAAGCAAAATAGGATATGAAGGTTGGAGATGTGTAGATTTTACTGAAGCAACTAAGCCAAGACAAGATAAAGCTTATAATTTTAGGTTTCCAGCTTATTCTACTACTAAGTTTAGATTAGTGGGTATTAAGTATTCTCCTGATGATGTTATTAAGTGGGGGTTTGGTGTGTCTTCTACTAATAAGTTAGCTGAGGACTATTTAGACCCTGTGTGGGGTGCTCCTTCTAGTGATGCTGGTGCCCTTGTTGGTTACTGGCCTCTTGCTAATTATTCATTGTATAATTCAACAGTGTTTCAGGATTATTCTGGTAATGGTAATCTTGGGGCAAGTGCTAATGCTATTAATTTCACGGCTGACCAGAATAGTGTTCCAGAGCAATCAATGCTTTTTGATGGTGCTACTGACCTTGTTAATTGTGGTTCTGATAGTTCAATTGATAACATTTTTGATTCTGGTGGAACTGTTAGTGCTTGGATAAATCCGAGTAGTGATGGGGAAGCGAACAAGGGATATATTATAGCTAAAGAAGTTGGATGGATATTATCAAATATGGAAGAAAATTCTGGAGTAGCGGTAAAAATTAAATTTTATCAATATTTTGATGGTAACGACGGGTATTGGTCAACAGCTACTGCAATTGTTCCTATAAATACTTGGATACACGTTGCTGTTAGTTATGATAATGGAGCTGTTGCTAATAATCCTATTTTTTACATAAATGGTGTTCCTTATACTGTTAGTAGTGGTTTAACAGAAGGTGGAACTCCAACAGGAACGAGAAATTCTGACGCTACTGCTACTTTACATTTAGGAAACTATAATGACGGTTCAAGAACCTTTGACGGCTCTATATCTGACGCTATGATATTCTCAAGTGCTCTAACAGAAGATGAAGTCAGACAACTATACCTTGCTGGACAGAATACTGCGAGAATGAAAGTGGATGCGAGGGATTTGGTTACTAATGGTGGATTTGATGCTGACGATGATTGGACTAAAGGAGCTTATTGGACAATAAGTGATGGAACAGCAAATTTTGATGGTGGTTCTGATGTTGGTAAATCAATTTATCAAACAATAGCATCTTCACTTATCGAGGGACATACTTATCAGGTTGTTTATGATTTTGATAATTTGGGAGATGGTAATGCTGGAATATATATAAGAGTTGGTAATACTTGGAGTGATTTATTAAAAGGAACAGGCACACAAACAGTAAATGTTATTGCAGGTAATAATGAGATATTAAATTTTGAAGCGGTAGCTGGTTATCCTTCTAAACTTGATAATATTAAATTAGTAGATATAACAAACAAAGTAACTCCTAAACTTCAAAAAGGTTTAATGCTTGATATGCCACTTGCAGAACCTTATACGGAAGCAGGGAGTGATTTGGTTACTAATGGTGGATTTGATGCAGATAGTGATTGGGCTAAAGGCTCTGGCTGGACTATAAGTGGTGGAACAGCAAGTTTTGATGGAAGCACAAGTGAAACCTTGAGTCAAATGATAGGAACAGAAAGAGGTAAAATATATAGCATAACTTATACTATTTCAAATTATTCAGCTGGGAGTATGAAATGTATTATTGGCGGATATGGGTTAGGAACATCAAGAAGTGCTAATGGAACTTATACCGAAACCGTTTCTCCTTATAATCCAAGTGCTAATGCTTATTTGTATATGACTCCTGCTTCAAGTTTTGTAGGAAGTATTGACAATGTAGTTATCAAAGAACTAGACGGCACTACTAAAGACCGAACACCTTACTCAAATGACGGAACAGTAAGCGGAGCAACTCTTAAACACGATGGCTTAGTAAATGCTGGTGATGGTATTGCTTATATAAATCAAGATAAGGCTTATGGTACTTGGGAGTTTGATGTAAATAAAGGTGGAGCTGATAATGATATTTTAATTAATTTTATTGATAATACAGGGGGGACACTTGATAATTATTTAGGATATGCTTTTCGTTTTTATAATGATGAAAGTATTCTTTTGAATAAAGTGG